TTCTCGTATCCCTACAGTCGGCCGCGTCAGGATTTGGACCCCGAGACTCGGCGACTGCTCGGCGGTCCAGGGTGTTGCAATTCTTCCGTCATGATCTGGCACGGCGATGCGCTCGATCCGGTGTGGCGAGAGTGGCAGGCGCATTCCGTCGATCTGATGAGGACGCGCCACGGTGACCAGAACGTCATCAGCCCGGTGATGTGGCCGGAGCGTATCGGGCTTCTGCCAGAGCAGTCCATCCAGTCATACAAGTATGACATTCGGCTTCGGGGGGAACGTCTGGCGCCGATCGTTGTTTTTCACGGCAGCCCCAAGCCGCATGAGTTGAGCGAGCCCTGGGTCACGGAGCACTGGTGTTAGCAGCCATTCACTGCGAGACGCGCATACCATGGCAGGTCACGCGAGCGCAGTACTTCGCCGACGGATTCCGCGAATGCGGAATTCCATATCGGATCACGGATTCGCGCGCGCGGCTCGATGAGGGCTTCCCGGTGCTGCTCGGCACAACGTGCTGGCGCGAGATCGAATCCGACGGCGGCGAGTTTCTGCTCGTCGATCGATGCTCATTCGGTGATACCGATCGATTCGTGTCACTCGTGTGGAACGGGCACGGACGACGCGGCGATCACCGCGTGCCCGCGCACATCGATGGCGCGCGATGGGAACGCTATGGCGTGACACCGCAGCCGTGGCGACGCGACGGCGAGCGCATCGTGCTCTGCGGGCAGACAGAGACGTATTCGCCGCACTGGCAACGGCTCGACGACTGGTATAATCAGGTTCGCGCGACGCATTTCCGCCGACATCCATCCGGCATCAATCCGACCGTATTGCCGGAAGCGCGGGATTTCAGCCGGTGTATCACCGCCGTCACGCTCAATTCCAGCGTCGGCGTACTCACCGTGATCTCCGGCGTGCCGACCGTGACGATGGACGAGGGGGCAATGGCTTGGGATGTGACAGGGCACTCGCTCGATGACATCCGCATGCCGGATCGCACGCCGTGGCTGCACTGGCTGGCGTGGACACAGTACACCGACGATGAGATTCGCGAGGGCACACCGTGGGCCTGGCACTTGTCTTAGCGCCGACATCTGAGCCTGTCACACTCGCAGAGGCGCGCGATCAGTGCCGCATCACAGGGTCGGACAGTGATGCGCTCCTCGCCAGGTTCCTGCTCGACGCGCGACAGTACGCTGAAGGTTATACGCGGCGCGTCTTCATGACGCAGACCTGGGATGCGTTCTTTCGCCACTGGCCAGTCGTGTGGAACGGCGTGCGATGGGAGTCGCACATTGCACTGCCGCTTAACCCGGTCTCCGCCGTCTCGAGCGTGAGCTACGTTGATACGGGCGGAGCGACGCAGGTGCTCGCCGCGAATCAGTACATCGCGCGATTCGGAGCCGATCGACTCGCCTTCATCGAGCCATCACACGGCATCACGTGGCCGGATACGCGCGAGCAATCTGACGCCGTGACGGTGCGCTTCGTCGCGGGCTACGGTACACAGCCCGGTGATGTGCCGTGGCCAATCCGGCAGGCGATCCTGCTGCACGTCGAGTTGCTTTACGACCTCGACGCGAACTCGCACGCCAGACTCGAAGCCGCTCGCGATGCGCGGCTCGACCCCTACCGCGTCGTGAGACTGTGATGCACCCCGGCCGACTCGATCGTCTCTTTGCGTGTCGGTGTTCTACAGAGATTTACAGCGGCCTGTAATCACGATGTTGCCCATCGTCTTGGTGCGAGAGGTAATTTCCCATCCCGCCTCGCACCAGCGAGCCTTTCCGATTTCATCGGCGAGCAGAATCATAATGACGGTCTCGTCCGCGCCGCGTGGATTGACGACAAAGCGCCACGCGCGCGATCCGTCCGCCTGCTGCATCGGCGAAAACGCGGTCACCGGCAGCACCATATCTGGCAGGGGCTGCGCCGCGGCGATGGGTATGAGAAGCGCAAATGCGAAGAAACCACTCATGGTGAGTCTCCCTGTTCCGAGGAACAATAACTCGCCTCCACGCGAGTGGCAAATATGATGCGCGCAGGACGCCTGCGGCATCGTGTCGTGGTCGAGACGCCGACCGAGGATATCAATGGCGGCGCAACGACGTGGGCACCGCTCGCAACCGTGTACGCAGGCGTCGAGCCGATCACGGGACGCGAGTACTTCGGAGCACAGCAGGTGCAGGCCGAGATCACGCATCGCGTCGTTATGCGCTACACCGCTGGCGTGACCGCCAAACATCGCGTGCGCTTCGGTGCGCGTGTCTTCGATATTCGCGCCGCCATCAATCGCGATGAGCGCAATCGCGAGCTCGAATTGTTGTGCGTCGAGCGCACGTAGGAGTCTGAAAACATGAACGTCGATGTCGCGCTCTCTCTCTTCGGCAAGTACGCGGCGGCGGCCGACCTCGGCACTGCCGAGAGCAATCTCGCGTATTCCTACCTGCAGCGCCTGCTCGATGGTACGGGCGCCGGGCAGATCAACCGATGGTTTCAGGACACGCGTTCGCTTAACGCGAGCGCGAACGAGAACCTGGACCTCGCTGGCGGCGGACTCGTCGATGAGTTCGGCGTCGCCCTCACATTCGCGCGCGTGAAGGTACTGATGATCGCGTGCCCGTCGACGAATGTCGGCGACATACGCATCACGCGTCCGGCCACGAACGGCGTACCGATCTATCTCGCCGCCGGCGACGGGCAGGACGTGGCTCCTGGCGAGGCGAAGTTGCTGATCTGCCGATCCGATGCGACAGCGATCGTCGTCACGGCGGGCACCGGAGACCTCATCAACGTCGCCAACCAGAGCGGCGCGCAGGCGAACAGTTACAGCGTCTTCATCGCTGGTTCGTCCGCGTAAGTGGAAGTCCGGCTCGAGTTCCGCGGCCTCGATGCACTGGAGGCGAATCTCTCTCGCCTCGAGACAGTGGCGCGTGAACGCGTATTGCGGCGAGCGATGATACGCGCATTCCGTCCAGTGCTCCACGCCGCGCGTCTCGCCGCGCCGCGCAGATCAGGCGCGCTCAGGCAATCGCTCGCGATCGTCGCCGGCACGGCTCTGCGTAACGGTGGACTCGCGCAGCGTTTTGCACCTACTGCGGTACTCGGTGACAAGACACTCGCGGCATCCGTCGCCGTCGTGCCGCGCATCAAGGACTCGCGCGCGATCGCGCTCTACAACCTCGACTACGGGCGAACGGGTAATCGCCGGATTCGCGGGATCTTTTACGGGCATTTCCTCGAGTTTGGCACGAAGCGCGGGGTGCGCCCGCGTCGCTTTCTCTACAACGCGCTGCGCGCGAACGCGCAGACCGTCATAGATCGCTTCGCGAAAGAGATCGGAGTCGAGATCAAGCGAACTCTGAGTCGAAAATGATCGACCATCTCTTCATCGCGCGCGTACGCGAGATCGACGGACTCGCCGATGATCGCGTGCATAACGCTGTGCGCCGGCAAAAGTCAGATCTCCCGGCGATCGCGATCACGCGCGTTTCCGGCGCGGTCCTGCGAGGGTTGGGCGGTGAGGCGATCTCGCAGACCGCTCTCTATCGCGTGGATGTGTACGCTGAGACGCATGCCGCGCTCGATCCTGTCGTAGACGCCGTGCGTGCTTATTTCGATGGCTTTCGCGGATATCTGTCCGCAACCTGTTTCGTCGCGTACGCGTCTACGACGGGACCGTCCGATTTCTCGGATGACGACGGCGATTTTAAGCTACGTCATCAAATTCTCGACGTGGAACTGACTTTCTCGGAGGACTAACATGCCAACCGCAGTTGGAGCAGGCTCACTGGTGCGACTGGGCCTCGCCGTCAATGCCGCGCCGGAGTCGCTGCCAGCCGTCGGCTCCGACACTTTTCGTACCATCGGCTACCTTGCCCCGGGATTTACGGCGCCGTCGTTCGTAAAGAAAACCATCGAAGAGGTGACTCTGAACGACGGAACACTGCAAGCCGGAGCGGGACTCGAAGCGCAGGAGCTGCAATTCAGTTACGTGCGTAACTTCGGCGATGTCGCGCACGAGGACACCTTCAGCGACGGACGCAATATCGTGAATCAATACCGCAATTGGCGAATTCAGTTCTCCGATTCAGGTCAGGAAATCTGGGATTTCCGCGGGTTCGTCTCGACCTTCGAGAAACAGGAGCTCACCGCCGAACAACTCGTGAAGGTGAACGTGAGTGTTAAAGTGTACGGGAATATCACGGTGACTCCGTGAATGATACGCGCGAGATTCTGGAATCTCTGCGTCGCTACCGCAAACCTGAATCCATGGATCTGCGGGACGGCAAGTGCATCTTCCTGCAAGCCTTTGGCCTGCCCGATCGGCTTGCCTTCGCCGATCTCGTCACGAATCTGCAAGAGGAGGGCGTCGGTAAGAACGAGACCGCGTTTCGCATCGCCGCCTTCGTCGCGCAGCGCGCCGTCGTCAAGGAAAACGGCGAGCTGGCTTTTGTCTCTGTCGATGAGTGCGTGAAGGTGCTTAGCGACATCGACGACACCATCGTCTTCGACATCGCACAGCGCGCGCTCCAGATATCTGGACTCGCCGCGACCTCGCAGGAGCAGGCGGAAAAAAACTGACGCGGCGACCTGAGCTGCTCGCGTGTTTCACGCTCGCGCGTGCGCACGGGCTCACGGTCGCCGAGCTGATCGAGCGCATGGGCTCGATGGAATTCACGTATCATCTCGCGGCGGCGCGCGTCGCTCCGTGGGGCGAGCACGAAGCCGATCGGCGCGCGGCTCTCATCGCCGCAGAAATCGCCAACTGGTCGGGTTATGCCAAGCAGCGTACCGAGATCACGAACGGTCTCGGGCGCTTGCAGGGATCGCGCGAGACCGAGCGACGCGCACGAACAGCTTCAATGAGGCCCCGGCTACTCACCGGGGAAAACTTGATCGTACGTCGCGGCGACACGCCGGATCGATGCGCTTCAATGAGGCCCCGGCTACTCACCGGGGAAAACGAGGCCTACGCCTACAAGGTGACGCCGTAGTGCCCGCGCTTCAATGAGGCCCCGGCTACTCACCGGGGAAAACCTCGGGGTGAATGGTCCGATGACTCCGCAGTGGTCGCTTCAATGAGGCCCCGGCTACTCACCGGGGAAAACAAGTTCGCGTGTAGCTTTCCGCCCCATAGGAATTCCGGGCTTCAATGAGGCCCCGGCTACTCACCGGGGAAAACGAGTAGGATCGCCAGCGAAACCAGTCCCCAACGATGTGCTTCAATGAGGCCCCGGCTACTCACCGGGGAAAACAATCTGTGATCGCGCAACAAGTGCGTATTTTTTTCGCGCTTCAATGAGGCCCCGGCTACTCACCGGGGAAAACACGACCATGCATACGTTTGAACAGGTTTCGTCGCTGCTTCAATGAGGCCCCGGCTACTCACCGGGGAAAACGTAGACGGCGTCGAAATTTTGTACGGAGCATGACATGGCTTCAATGAGGCCCCGGCTACTCACCGGGGAAAACGTACTATTGCATCGGGCATCGATCGGCGTACAATGGCTTCAATGAGGCCCCGGCTACTCACCGGGGAAAACCTAGGCCGAGATCTACTGTTGAGCCGGTTCCGTTCTAGCTTCAATGAGGCCCCGGCTACTCACCGGGGAAAACTCAAACGCGGGCTTACGCCGAACGAGTTTGTCAAGCGCTTCAATGAGGCCCCGGCTACTCACCGGGGAAAACGCAGACTGCGGATTGATGCGTGTCATGTTGACTCCTAGCTTCAATGAGGCCCCGGCTACTCACCGGGGAAAACCTGATCAGCGCAGGAATTGTGCTGATTTTTGAGACATGCTTCAATGAGGCCCCGGCTACTCACCGGGGAAAACATCTTCTTTGCGTCTTGCGCGATGTAGTTAGTCGGAGCTTCAATGAGGCCCCGGCTACTCACCGGGGAAAACATCGCTTTTTGCGGCTTTCACCGCTGCTATGGCTGGCTTCAATGAGGCCCCGGCTACTCACCGGGGAAAACGTATCGCGAATGCTGATCCGTCTGATTTGAATCCCCGCTTCAATGAGGCCCCGGCTACTCACCGGGGAAAACCCGCACGCGCCTTCCACACATCCTCAAACAACTTGTCGCTTCAATGAGGCCCCGGCTACTCACCGGGGAAAACCCGACGGCTCTCGTCGTCACTTCGACGATCACAACGCTTCAATGAGGCCCCGGCTACTCACCGGGGAAAACGAGTTGTCGTTAGCCAGCTATCATGGCGGAAAGAAGCTTCAATGAGGCCCCGGCTACTCACCGGGGAAAACTCTACAGGTATTACCGGCATTTGTCCCGTAATCCCGCTTCAATGAGGCCCCGGCTACTCACCGGGGAAAACATCGGGAAAGACGACAAAGGCGCGGCAGCTCGCCGCGCTTCAATGAGGCCCCGGCTACTCACCGGGGAAAACACGAAACGCAAACCAATCAAACCACGGAACCCGCCTAGGCTTCAATGAGGCCCCGGCTACTCACCGGGGAAAACAAAGGAAAGCCGGTTTATATTCAGTTCTTGGGCATGCTTCAATGAGGCCCCGGCTACTCACCGGGGAAAACCTCATCATGATCGTCATAAGCACTACGAATTAACAGCTTCAATGAGGCCCCGGCTACTCACCGGGGAAAACACCACACCACGATCAGTACTTGTACAGGTGAGCGGAGCTTCAATGAGGCCCCGGCTACTCACCGGGGAAAACAATTTCCCGTCTGCGTTTCAATTACGCCGCTTGCGGGCTTCAATGAGGCCCCGGCTACTCACCGGGGAAAACCTGAACAACGCCATTCAACGGCGCATAAATAAAGGTGCTTCAATGAGGCCCCGGCTACTCACCGGGGAAAACCCGCTGCGTACCGCTCGCCGATTCAATCGACCGCAGCGCTTCAATGAGGCCCCGGCTACTCACCGGGGAAAACTTTTTCATCATGGGCGTCATTAATGAAACTCCATAGGGCTTCAATGAGGCCCCGGCTACTCACCGGGGAAAACCGCCAAGACCGGTGTCGAACTGGACGTGGTAGAGCGCGCTTCAATGAGGCCCCGGCTACTCACCGGGGAAAACCACGCGACTTCCATGCATAGTA